GCCCACTGGTGCAGGAACAGAGCTACTTGCTCGTCGGGATCTAAGCGTCTACGGACGCCCAGAAGCAATGTGGAAGGCACGTTGGGTGCCTCCGGTAGACAGGTAAAGTTCCTGTTCCACATTGACCTACCTCGCTCGAAAGCTACGTAGGACTTCGGATTCAACCGAAGCTGGGAGGGAAGAAATCCCCATTTCTTACCGATCCGGGACCGAATAAAAGCATCGGTCCAGGCAACGCTGCCGGCGACCGCCTTAGCGGCGTGCTGCATCCCGGCATAATCGGTTTGAAAACCACCTCTCCGTAAGTTGCGAATCTCACGCCACTTACCCCCTCTGCCTCTTAGGAACCCGGTCGAGTTGATCTCAGCTACGGTTCCGGATCGAATAGTCTTCAGATCATTTAACAAGTACCCGCTGGGGTAATCTGAAGCTTCGAGAAAACGGTTAGAAGACACAAGGGTGTCATCACCGTTTACGAGGACATTGCCCTCTTCTCCGCGCAGCGCCCAACGAGCTGCCAGGTATGAGTGAAGGCAAAGGAGGGGAAAGGAGAGGTAGCTCCCCATCATCTGCCCATGCGATACTTCCTTCTCCTCTCCGGCACAATCAACCAATGGCCGGAGTGACTGAAACGCTCGAAAGCGAATCGGTCCTGGAATTCGACTCTTTCGAAGCAAAGAGCCAAGTATCGCCTCTGTCACTTCTAGTGACAGGTTGTCTGAGGCGCTCACCAAATCAACTGAGGTTTGGCAAGGGTAAACACAGGCAGATGAAATTTTCTTCTCCGTTGGTGGTCCGACAAGGCGCCATCGTTGCCGCATGAGATGGGCTTCGATGGTCTTGTGCAAAGGAGCTAGCACTTCGGTGGTCTCGTCATAGATGACGAGAGGCCTGCACTTACCAGCACTCATGACTTCCTTGTACCGGGCCCTGACAGGCTGATCGATCGGAACTGATCGGCCTGTAAGACACTGCCTACGGAACTCTTTCCCGTTTCCACACCAGTAGAGGTCAGCACGAGGGCTGTTCATCCTGGCGGAAGCGTTGGGCACATGACGCCAAACAAAATCGTCATAGTCCCGATCCCAATCATACGGGAAGAGTTTTGAAACTTCGGACCTCACGAACCGAAGGTAATCAGAAGAAGGGGGAGGGGGTGTTGAGAACGCGTTCTGCTCCCAAGCAGGACGCGCGGATGGTGTATGCTGCTTGCAGCCTTGGGGAAGGCTACGTTTAATTGAAGAGACGGAATGGGCAAACTCCCATCTCTCGTGCTTCAGCATACGCATCAGGGGAAGAAGGCCGTCGCTGTCTCTCGAGAGAGACTGTTTCCTAGGAAACGCGACTGAAGCCCGCCTTCTACCCTGAAGGAGGAGGTAAGAGAGATACTTGCTTAATTCCTTAGGCTCAAGATCAGGCAGTTCGCTCCCGGGTATCCGGTAACGAATCCTAATAAGTCTTAAGCCATTGGAAATGGTCTCTCTTGTGTCGCAAGCGCTGCGAAAGCAGCCGCGACACGTTTGAGCTTCGGAACCAGTGTTGGGTTTAACCGAAGCAGCGGTGCACGTTGTACGTAGACGTGTGCCAGACCTTGTCATGGTAATGCTTGATAGCAGCCAGGTGACAGGGGGATCCTTTAAC